ATTAGTTACATCTTTGACAGCACCTGTGTTGAATGTTCCATCTGTAACTGGTTGGGTTCAGCCGTCAGCTGTATTCATAGGATTTGCTAAAGCTTCAAAGATCACAAATTATTATGAGCTGGATGTCGATCGCAATGATGCAGTTACATTTGTGCAACATGGGGATCTTAATACAAGCTTCATTAACTATGTCCGTGGAAGCTATTCGGGAGATGATTATGATACGTTCCCAGGACTTCTTAGATTGTCGAAGTCATATAATAGTTCACGAGAGGCAGCCGGTGTAGTTGATGGGCTTTCACTACGTAGTATTGTCGATCATACAACATATCAAACCCGTCCTGCGTATTTGAAAAAATCCTTAACAGATAATGCTATACAATGTACATCATTTTCATTCTGGATAGATGAGCCTACAATGACGCGTAGAGGTGTTATTCACTACAAGAGTGATGCAGGCTTACTTAACAATCGAGCTTCTGACGTATTAGAGTTCGGAACTGCACATACAAATGTGTTATCTATATCAGGTTCGTACAATGGTGTTGCTTACAACATGACTGATATGAATTTTGCTGATGTTGGATTCAACCTAGATCCCAGTGGCGAGACCATATTGAATAACGCTAAAGTTGTCAACAGCTGGAGTGCTGATGTTGGAGATGTTTATCAAACTGCTAATATCATAAATGATGTTAATGCAATTGCTTCGCAATTCAGCGGAGATTTCAGTGTCGACATTCCCGGATCTACAAGACGATATCAGATAGCACAGCCGGTTTCGTTGTTAGTGATGTCAGGTAATACATTATCTCCTATAACAGGGATATATAATATAGTATCTGTATCACATAAACTATCAAATTCATTTGTAACAACGCTTAAGTTACAACGATTTACAATGAGTTCGGCAAATCAAGTTGCTGCATCACAAGGTATATATGCTCCAGGAGGCAAATCATGGTTGCACAACATAGGTAACACAACTCCAAATGTAGTATCACCTTATGAAGTTAATTTTGGAGATATCTATCCAGATTTCACTTATCTCTGGACAACTAATTTACATAATATTGCATGATGAATACAACAGAAACTAAACCTTATTTGATTACACTGAATCGCTTATCAAACGTACCTCCTGCAACTGTTTTTAATCAGCAGCGTATTTCAGGAGCAATTGTTGAAGTAAGCGATTATTTTGATATTATTACTCATCGACCAAATTCTATCATATACAATGCTCGACTGCAATCTCAACTAGAAGCTCTAATTAAGTATGATGTTCCATTCGGATTGTATCTTACATTGCGTGCTAGAAATGTTTCAGAAGTCAATGTAGAGTTCAATGCATTCTTCAATGTAGCACAATACATCAAACCCCAAATAGGTATTTGGGTCAAGCGTATGTTCACACAGTCTACTAAGACCACAAATGATGCAATGATTCAGAGAAGTTTTAACATCTTATCTGCTCGAAAGTATGAGAATCAGATAGGATTGTATTTGTCTAACAACGATTTGAATAACATAACTTGGAGTATGCACAAGGATAGATGGCTCTTGTGGATAGATAATCATATTAGAAACAACATAGAGCTAGTTAATCTTGTAGAACATGATATAGTTCCGCAACAATTTTTTGAGGTAGATAATGTTAACCGCACCGTCTAAAACAAATAAATATTACATTTCTACAGGATGGAAGAAAGCTCCTGGTCCAGGATACAACAGATGCGTGACGTATGTTAACGGATCTTGTTTACCAAATTGCGTTGGATACGCATGGGGCAGATTCATGGAACTGGGAGGTGTAACAACATGTACGCTATCACGAAGTAACGCTAAAGATTGGTATCCAAATAGATCTGACGGATATTCCAGAGGGTTGATACCTCAGGTTGGTGCCGTAATGTGTTGGAGAACTCGGGGTGAATACGGTCATGTTGCTATCGTTGAAGAAGTATATTCAGATAACTCCGTACTTATTTCAGAATCAGCTCACTGTGGAGATGATGTTGTATATGATCCAAGCAACAGTCGACATTGGAAAACTCAAATAATAAAATGTAAGAATGGTGAATATCCAACTCCCTATGCGAATTTTCAAGGATTTATTTATAATCCTTATGTATCAAGTTCTAACAAGAACATCAGTAATGAATTCATTAAACAGATTGAAACTGATATTGAAACTATTTGTATAACACCGGTAGAGTACATACAACGTTGCGCTTCTGTTCTCAATACATCTGTACTTGCAGCCGGAGGAGATTGTAACGGAGTTATTCTTAACAGTGTACGTCTAGGTCTAGGACGCATCTTAGATCAATATTCTATTCAAGTAGCACAGCCTTGTGATATCTTGCTCATTCAAAACAATCCTAAAGGTAACCGAATGATAGATAAACTCGCAGTAGTGATTGAAGTTTTATCTAGAGATGTTAGAGTTGTCACTACACGATATCGACCCGAAACTCGAGATTATCGAAACTATCAAACATCGATTTCTTTTTCAGATGAACGTGTAATCGGAGTATACAGACCTACTTTCGGCAATGCTATAACATATACACGTGATGACGCAATGGTCAGAGAATTCGCAAATTTAAATGACAGATATGAACCTTCTATAAATGTATCATCTACTGTTAAGCTGTCTTTAATAAATTATGAATCAGCATATAATTTTGTTCAAGCTATCTCCGGCAAAGATCCTGAAGAAACAAAACGTCGAATCATAACTATGATGATGTCTGTTCCTAGGATCATTATAACATATCTGATGTACTACAATCTGTCTATTGCAGGTAGCATTGCAATATGTGCTAATATGTATGTTGATAGTAAGTTAAGTGCTGACATGATCATTAGAGATGATAGAGGTACTCCAATACAATTTGGATTATGTTTGTGGTCTGGTGGTAGAGCTAAACAGTTACAGAAGAATTCCGATTGGTCTACTATATCAAGTCAGATACAATTTTTGATAAATGAATTACGAACCGCTAATAAGTATCTGGGGCTATATGAATATTTGAAAGGGACAGATAGTCCGCAGTCTGCTACAAGGCGATTTGCTTCAACTTATTATGATAAGGCTCCTTCAGATGTTTCAGAACGTGTTAAAGTTGCAGAATTATTATGGAGCTGTACAGAGGTGATTGAAGAATGATAGTTTATGGGTACGCAATTGATAGTAAATATGAATCATCAGGTGAATTCAAGATAAAGGTGAGAATACCATCAATTCATGGTCCGATGACTCAAAAAGAATACAAAGGTAGCCGAGTACGAAACTACGTTAGTGATGAAGACCTTCCCTATTTTGCATCACTCATACTTCCACATGAGCCTGTAAACGGTGAAATACTTGCTATAGCTACAACAGGGGACAGCCCTAGTAACTGGTTAGTTTTAGGATACACCGGCAGCAGTTACGGATCGGCTCCTCTGATATAAGGAGAATACACATGGCAAAAACATCATCTATCAGATTTCCAAATATGTTTGATCCAGCACGTAATACTGTTAATGTTGTAGAAGATAGTGCATCTGTCGTAAACAGAACACGACTGCTGATACTGTCTGATCCTACTGAACTTTACAATGAACCTAATTTCGGTGTTGGATTAAAAGAACATCTGTGGAAATACAATACAGATACAGAACGTAGTATTATTTGTGATAAGATCAAGAATCAATTAAATATGTGGGAACCTTGTGTATATTCACAGTTGACTGAATTTGCTGATGGTCTTCTCTTTACCGAAGGGCAGCATTCAACAGCAACTTCTCAATTTAATCAACTTAAGATGACTGTTAAACTTTCAACAACTTTTGGAGATGTTCCAGAGTTGATTCTAAATGGAGCTGAATTATAAAAATGCCAGGACAAATGCGTGGTACGCTGCGACAAGCGTTACGACTCAAAGAAGCAGAGCATATTGATTGGTATTATTCGGTTGCCGAGTGTAATGTGCTGCTGAATAAAACGTATCCAGTGATAGATAAATCATTCCTTGCTGTACTTGAAGCTATGGGCTTGGAAGTGAAATGCAATTTTGAATTAGGAGACTTCACTTATACATATGCTATTCCCTCTCAAAAAGTAGTGATAAACTTAGCACACAACTTATCAGATAGTTCGGGTGTTGATATGTTGAGTGCACTATCTCATACTTGTAACATAGGAAAACACATGACTTATCATCAAGAGTCAGCTTTGAATGCAAACAGACTCGGATGGGAGTGCATTCATATTTTCGATTGGGATAGCTTATTCAAGATGTCTTTACAGTTCTTGCCTAAAACAGTCCTGCAACTATCAGAATGTACAATATCTGAAGTAGAACAAGGTGAAATGTTTTTATTCTTAGATATGTATCATTGCCGAGATCACATAGATACTGCATTCGATGCAGGGTATGCTCATTTAGGCATATACAAAGGCGATGAATTGATTTATCTTATCACAGTAGGAAAACCTAAATATAATAAATCATACACATCTGAAATATATAGGATATGCAGTAATCCCGAGTTCACTGTTGTCGGTGGATGGCGTGCATTATTTGATACATACTTATCACTTTATCAACCTGAATCTGTTATTGCTCTACGAGATATTTCAAAGATGTATCAAGCTCCTTATTTGGAGATGGGATTTCATTTAGTGTCCTATACAGTTCCCCGAAAGTATTGGGCAAAGAACAGTGACAGGTTGACTGATGGTGCTCGTTTTGTTGCAGCGCTTAAGCCCAAGCGACTTGAAAATTATTCTAAATGCGCACAAAATTTAAGCATCATGTTAGAGCATGGCTATGTGCCTATACATGATTGCAGTTCAGCAATATATGAATGGAGATCAAAGTAATGAGTCTAGTAACAGGAAATATCACAAATGTAACTAACCTAGGTGCAGTTGATACTGATGCTTCCGAGTTTAGCAGAGGTATGGTCAAATACACTTCTAGGGACTACGAATCTATAATGCGTGATTTTTGGGACATTGTCCCTCAGATGACTGAATTATGGAAGCCGGAAGCTGATGCCGATCCGGGTGTAGTTTTGAGTAAATTTTTAGCTTCTGTAGCAGATATGCTAGGAGTTAATATAGATTGGCTTGCTAACGAAGTGTTTGCACCTTCGGTATCTCAACGAAAGAATGCAGAAAGATTGTTTGCACTCATTGGATATAAGTTGGGTTGGTATACTGCAGCTCGTACCGAGGTGACGATAAAGAACACTAATAGTGCTGGTAACAACATTACAATTGATTTTGGGTTCAA